CTAAGACGCCTGATGCTATCGCTAAATTAGAAGGCGAAGTGATGAAAAAGATTGTTGATACGCTGATTGAAGATGTTGAGAAAGTTAATATTGTTGATTTAGCTAAGAACTTGATTGCTTACGGTGCTACTAAAGGTACGATGGCTATTCAGTTTGACAATGAATTTAGCGGTAACTTAGGTACACTTTATAAACTATTGTTTGCAATTATCAAGATGAATTTTCTTGATGTTTTTATTGCCAGCGATTCCGTAGGCGCGTAACGGAAGATGAGGGAGGTACTAAACTTTCCTCTCATTTGTCTAAGCAAATAGATGCAGAGTTTCATCAACCTAGCGAAATATTTAGAATACTGACAAGTGAAACAAAGCTGGCTACGCTGCACGAATTACAAACTGTGTATGGATTGGAAGATGTGTATGACATGATGGAGTTGTTAGATTTAAGCGATGCTTTAAGGGCTGATGCTGAACAAAGAGCAAAGAATAAATAGGCTGATAGCCTTTCATAATAAGGAGAGGTTATGTCGGCCATAGCAACATTTTTTGCAGATATGCAATTTCGGGTGGACAGTAGCGGATTAACTGCCTTTCGGTCAGAGATGGCGTTAGTAAAACGCGAGATGGGAAACACTCTAGCCATCTTACACGCTACTTCTAAAGCACTTAAAAACACACTGAAAGATTTTGGAAAGCTACAGCACACTTTCGATGCTAAGTCGATGAGTTCTTGGCGCAAGTCAATCGCAGCCGCAGCTAGGGCATACGTCAAAGTTATGCAGTCGTCTAACGGCGTATTGCAACAAGTAGCAGGTGAAGCATCTAAATCTCAAATCAAGTTATCCAACCTTGAAAAGCGTTTCATATCAGGCAATACTTCACTTAACAACTATAACAATTCCTTGCGAACCACTGTAGCTTTATTGCAACAATTAAGAGCATCTGCTGGCTCTCCCTTACCGCGAGTAGGCGGAGGGTTTAGGGGTGGCGGTAACGGTGGCTCTAGCGCAGGTGGTGGCGCACCTCATCCTCCAAGTGGCGCAGGTGCAGGTGGAATGGGCGGTATGCTTGCTGGCGCAGGTATTATGTCCTTCCTTAAACCTATGCTTCCAATGGGTATGGGTATTGGTGGTATGCTTGGTGGTGGTTATGCCTTCCGTGAGCTTATCGCAGCAGGTCGTGAAGTGATGGCAATGGAATTGAAGATGAAAGCTGTTAGCGGCTCATCTCAAGAATTTGCTAGAAACATGAAGTTTGTTCGTGATATGTCACAAGAGATGGGTTTAGACCTTATCACTACAGGTAATGCTTTCGCTAACATTGTTGTTACAGCCAAAGAGAAAATGTCCCCCGAAGCAATGCAAGAGATGTTTAAGGGCTTTAACAAATACTACACCGCCGTTCACATGACAACCGATGACCAACGATTAGCTAACTTAGCTATTCAACAGATGTTCGGTAAAGACAAGATTCAAGCACAGGAAGCGCGGTTACAGATGGGTCAACGGGTAACACCATTTATCAAGCTGTTAACAGAAGTAGCTAAAGAACAGATGGGTAGCAAGTTTACATCGTTTGACGATGTAATGAAAAGAGGGTTGTTAGACCCATCTAAGATGTTACCCGAAGTTGCTAAGAAATTAACAGAGATTGCTAATACTGGTGGTGCTTACGAAGAGGCTTTGAAGAACAGCCAAGTAGCTCAGATTAGGTTTAACAACAGCCTGAAAGAGTTTAGCGTTATCGTAATGAAGGGTGGCTTAGACCACCTATTAGCTGTAATGTTTACTATTGGTAGTGAAGCTGTGCCTGTGGCAGCTAAAGCTATTAAGGGGTTGATGCACAGTATTAAAAACGTCCATGAGTTTGTTAATTTTGTTTTTACGGATATACACACATGGCTTGCTGTTACATTGGTTGCGGCAGTAACAGCATTAGGTTTTATTATTCAAGACCTTGTGTTTGGTACTGCTGTTAGCGTAGCCGTAGCTCAAATGGCTTTTTACAATCTAAGAGCGGCGATAGTAGCTGTAGGTAGTTCTATAGCTGCAACACTCGCCCCTTTAGCCCTTTTTGTTGCGGGTTATCTAGCTATTGCTGACATGGTTGATTTGATTAAAGGTGAAAACGCAGAAGAAAGTTGGTTAGTTGCTCTAGTTTCAACTGTTGATTTGCTCTTATCAAACGTAAGTGTTTGGATGTCAGACTTTGAGGTTTGGATACTTCAAATAAGGGCTAAGTTAAATCTACTCCCTAAAAACATGATGGGTGATACATTCACTGATGACTCTGTAGACAGGGCTAACAGCACTACAAGACGCTTGCTAGATGCAGATGGCGGTAAGCCTAAAGTAGATGCAGGTAATTGGTTTAAGCCTCAAGCCACCCCAAGCGCAGGAGCATCTGTTGACCAATCCTCTACTACTATTAATATCACACTTCCGCAACTTAGTCCAGCGGAGGTTAATATGATTAGCGGCGGTGATGTTAAGGGATTCGCAGCATCTTTAGGTAACTCGGTTTACAAAGCCCTAAGTGATTACACAGCCTACACAAGCTGATTTATAAAAGGAAGTGACATGATTATTGTAATAAAGGAACAAGCAAGCTCAGACATTATTACACTTAGTTGTGTCACTTCTTTTGACGAATCTTACACAGGGGGTGTATCTTCCCACCCTATCGAAAGTGGAAGCACAATCACCGACCACGTTACATCTGATAATGATAAGTTTAAAGTTAGTGGGGTAGTTAGTGATTATGACTTCCTCAACCCAAGTAAAGACTTAGCAACAAAGAAAGAGGGGTATGACGATGGATACCTACGAAGTGCAGTAACAGCTTCTTTTGCGAACGGCTTATTAAACACTTATGGTGCAGTTGTACCAGACAAGCAACGCGCAGAGTATATTAAGAGACGTTTGATTGATATTCGTAAAAACTCCTTGTTAGTTACAATCTTAGAATATCCTGATAGTGGTGAGATAGTACAACACACTAATTGTATCCTTACGTCTCTGTCTTTTAAAGAGGACGAGAATACAGGATACGCCGTCTATCCTGAAATGGCTTTTGAAAAGATTAATGTTGTACAAGTGAAAGTAGAAGAAGTGAACAAAGGAAAGATACCCCCAATCCCTAACTCTAAAGTAGCTGATGCAGCTTCGTCAGCAGAGGCTAAAGGAAGTAAAGATGATTGCGCGGGCAAAGCATACACCAATAAAACTTATGACTACAACGGCACAACAGGCACTCTATCTGTCATAAATGGTAAGGCGACATTCTCTAGTTCCTATACAACAGCGAGTGGTGGTGTAGTATCAGAAACAGTTGACATACCTATTGAAAAGGTAAAACTAGATAAAGGTAAAAAACTGTGTGATTTAACTCCTGCCGAAGATGCCGCAGCTAAAACAGATAGCGTAACAGCTACAGTTGTTAAGGCTAACACACAGCAAATAGAACTGAACGAACAACACATCAAAGCCAACGAAATTAAGAAGCAACAGATTCTTCGCAAGGGTGGAAAATAAATGGGGGCATTATGGCTTTAGTTGCAGAATCTTTTAAATCTATTGAGATATTTAATGAGCCTTATTTCATTGTGAATGTTGTTATAGATAATCAATCTTGCAATATGTCTTTTATATGGAATGACAAGGTAAAACGATATTGCGCTACTCTTGTGAAAACAAACGGGACAGTGGTGTTTGAGGGTGTAGTAATTAGTCCTATAACAATATTCCCAATCAACAGTGTTATGAAAGTGAACGGTCTTAACGGTTTGTTTACTCTGTGGCCTTACGACTTAGCGATGATTGATACAGAAGAAACAATTAAGAATTGGAAAGACTATTACTTCCTATTCTACACAATAACAGTTTAATTCAGGGGTGAGAATGTATCAATTTCAAAGAGATTATGTTCTCACTTTATATGACCGCGACAATGGCAAGTTATTCACAATAACAGAATTACGTTTATCTTTTGACATTCAACAAAACGTTGACCACGCAAATAAAAACAACTCGGCAGAAGTCAAGGTTTATAACTTAGCACAAACCACGTTAGATAGATTCAGCGATAAACAAATGGCCTTGAGTGCAACACTGGCTGTTGGCTATGTTGGTAGCATACAGCAATTACTGAAAGGCGATGTTGTACAGATTATGACTAAGAAAGTTGGTGTTGATACAGAGACTACTTTCAAGATTGCTGATGGCTTTAAGATACTCAATGGAACAAAGGTTCACAAGACCTACCCCGAAGGTGTAACTATTGGTTTTGTTATTCAGAACATTGCAGAGAATAATAACCTAGAAGTTGATGTGATTGCCACTGGCAATACAGATAGAACACTCACTTTCGGCTACC